GCATTTGTTTCTGGAATCATGGAAGGTAAAGAGTGGGTTTGGGATAACGGTCTTATTAAAGAGAAGGAAATTGTAGAATATCAAAAACGAGTTGAGAGAGCTACTGAAATTAGTAGAAATAAAGTACGAATTGAAGCATTTGAAAATTTTATTACTAAACTCTAAACTTTTATAAATAAATATAGTAATTATACTATTCAATTTTTAATAGAATAAAGGGAGAAATCCAATGTCTGAAGAAATTTTGGAAAATACATCTGAAGAGATCGCTGACGAGACTGCCGAAGAATCTACTTACGCGTCCTCAGAAGAAATTTCTTCGGAAGAAGAACAAGTTATTGAAGAAAATTCAAAACCACGTACTAAAGCTGGAATGATGAAAGCCATTTATGACCAACTTAATACATTGAAAAAAGCTGAACTATCTGATTCTTATGAGTCAATCATCGGAGCTACACTTGCTGAGCAAGACGACGATGAAGAAGAAGATGATGAAGATGAAGATGAAGTAGAAGAAGGAAAATTACCTCCCGCACTACAAAAAGCAATTGATAAGAAAAAAGGTAAAAGCAAAAATGATGACGAAGAAGAGGTCAAAGAAGTGAAAGATGTTGAAGATTTAGGTGGTGAAACAGGAGCCGGTGCTCCTAAGAAAGCTTTGAAAGTAAGTATTGTAAAAGCTAGTAAGAAAAAAATAAAGAAAGAAGATCTTGAAATTAATGTTGAAAAAGATGTTAAGGCATTAATGGAAGGAGAAGAAACTCTTTCTGATGAATTTAAAACTAAAGCTGCAACGATTTTCGAATCAGCTGTTTCTACTAAGATTTTGAGCGAAGTAAATTCAAGGATTGAAATACTAGAAGGAGAATATGCTCAAGAACTTGAAGAAGCAAAAGAAGAACATACAACTCAATTGACCGAAAAAGTTGATAGTTATATGAACTATGTTGTGGAAGAATGGATGAAAGAAAATGAGTTGGCTGTTGAAAGAGGTATTCGATCAGAATTGGTTGAAGATTTCATGACAGGACTCAGGAATCTTTTCCAAGAACATTATATTGACATTCCAGAAGAAAAAGTTGATCTAGTAGATGATCTTTTTGGAAAAGTTGAAGAACTCGAAGGTAAACTCGACGAAGAAATCAACAGGAGTGTAGATCTAAAAAAAGAACTTTCTGAATATAAGAGAGAAGAAACCATTAGAGAGGTTTCAGATAATTTGGCTGACACAGAAAAGGAAAAACTTTCTAAGTTAGCTGAAGGTATTGAATATGAAGACAAAGAGCAATTTAATGAAAAACTTGGAGTCTTAAAGGAAAATTATTTTCCGACTAATGAAGCCAAAGCCGAAACTACAAGTGACGAGGACCCAGTTACTAATTCAGAAGAATTAAATGAAAAAGTAAAAGATCCTACTATGACCCACTATGTTGATGCTTTAGCCCGGTTTGGTCAAAACACATAATATTTTAACAATTTTAACAATAAACAATTTTAGGAGATAAAAATGTACCTAGCTGAAGGACTTCAAAAGAAATGGGCTCCAGTTTTAGATCATCCTGATATGCCTGAGATCAAAGATCCGTATAAGAAAGCTGTTACAGCTATTCTTTTGGAAAACCAAGAGAAAGCTCTCGCAGAAGAAGGTGGATCGACTCAGGGATTGTTACAAGAAGCAGTTCCTGTAAACTCTACTGATTCTACTTATCAGACATATCAAGATCCCATCCTCATTTCAATGATTCGGCGTTCAATGCCCAATCTTATCGCATATGACGTGTGTGGTGTACAACCAATGACTGGTCCCACTGGTCTAATTTTTGCTTTGAGGGCAAAATATTCGACACAAAGTGGTACTGAATCACTCGTAGATGAAGCAGATACATCATTTACAAGTTCTGGATCACACATTAACTCAGGAACAGCTGGTGTAACCGGTGCGCAAGGTGGTTCCCCCGCCTTAACCTTAATTCAAGGTTTAGCAACGGCAACAGCTGAAGCTCTGGGTGACTCCCCTGAATTCGCTGAAATGGCGTTTGCAATTGACAAAGTTACTGTCACAGCAAAATCCAGAGCGTTAAAAGGTGAGTACACAATGGAACTCGCTCAGGATCTTAAAGCCGTTCATGGTTTGGATGCTGAAACAGAACTAGCCAATATTATTTCGCAAGAAGTGTTGGCTGAAATCAATCGTGAAGTAATGAGAACAATTTACTTCACAGCAAATCACGGTGCACAGCATAATACTTCCACCGCTGGTGTGTTTGACCTTGACGTTGATTCCAACGGTAGATGGTCAGTTGAGAAATTCAAAGGTCTGTTGTTCCAGATTGAGCGCGATGCAAATGCAGTAGCTGAGAAGACAAGGCGTGGAAAAGGTAACGTCATTATTTGTGCTCCTGATGTAGCTTCTGCCCTTTCAATGGGTGGAGTGCTGGATTCAGGTGGTGCTTTAAATGTTGACAGTACCGGAAACACCTTTGTTGGAACTCTGGGCGGACGTTATAAAGTTTTCATTGATCCATATGCAAATGCTTCCGCAACTAATTTCTATGTTGTTGGATACAAAGGTAGTTCAGCATATGATGCTGGTATTTTCTACTGTCCGTATATACCACTTCAAATGGTGCGTGCGGTTGGTGAAAATAGTTTCCAACCAAAAATTGGATTCAAGACCCGCTATGGCATGGTTTCCAATCCTTTTGCCAACTCGACTGGTAACGGTGTTGTAACAACTGCTAATGATAACTACTACTACAGAATTGTCAGAGTTGACAATTTGATGTAATCTATGTGATCCATTAGATGACCTACATTGTAGGATTTAAGAAGGGGGAGATTGGATATCTGATTTCCCCCTTTTTTATGCTGACTAAATAATATAGGAAAGGAATATCTTATGTCGGCATTACAATCACTTCCAGAAAATTTAAGTCTTTTATCTCCAGTTGGATTCAGATTTTTATTAAATAACAGACCCAACGTCCAATATTTTTGCCAAGCTGCTAATGTTCCTGGTATTTCAATTGGTACTATTCCTCACGCTACTCCTCTAAAAACTTATCCTATAGGCGGAGATGAAGTTACATTTGAAGAACTTTCTATTCGATTCCTCATAGATGAAAATATGAAAAATTGGAGAGAAATTTATGATTGGATTATAACAATTGGTATTCCAAATGAGAGAGCACAGGAAAAATATAGAATAGCAAGAGATGCAGATGATTTGACAACTGATGCGACATTAACTATTCTTACAGGAAGTATGAATCCTCAAGTAAATATAAACTTTAAGGAACTATTTCCTATTTCCCTTTCTAGTATTCAATTTGATAGTTCATTAGGAGACATTGATTATGTTGTTGCAGATGTTACATTTTCCTATGAACAATATGAATATGAAAATTTACTTAGTAATGAAACTTCATATGAAGGAGCACCAGTTTATTCAGGATAAAATATTATGACACACCAATTTTCCCTTGAAGACATTCAAGATGAATGGGAAAAAAATAGTAAAATTGATTATTCTAATCTTGGAACTGAATCAATTCGCATTCCCGTTATTCACGACAAATATTTAAAAATATTCATAGATGAAAGAATCCGACTTAAAAGCATGGAATTTGAGTTATCTAAATTAGTACGCACAAAAACAAATTATTACAATGGTAGAATGACTGAAGATGAATTAGAAGAGAGGGGTTGGGAACAATTTCAAGGAAGACTACTTAAAAATGAAATAAGTAATTATATTGAGACGGATGATGATTACATCAAAATTAAACAAAACATCGTGGTTCAACAAGAAAAAATTAACNNNAATAGTGAAAAAAGAAGCTGATGATAAAGAGCCATTACTGAAAGACCAGTTGAAAGATAAAGAGGGTCAAGAAGTGACCGCTAAAAATGCGGAATCTTTCGCTAAAGAAACCGTAAAAGAAAAACAAGTTAAAAAGGAAAAATTCACTGCTAAAGACGGTAAGGAACGCATAAAGTATACAGTGCAGGTCAAGATGCAGCCGGACCACGTAAAAACCCGCGCCGAACGGTTTAAAGAAGAAGTACTGACCCAGTCCAAACGTTTTAATATAGATCCAGCTATTGCAATGGCTATCATACAGACAGAATCCAGTTTTAATCCGAAGGCGCGCTCGCACATTCCTGCCTATGGACTCATGCAGCTGGTACCAAAATCAGGCGCTCGGGATGCCTTTTATCATGTGTATAAGAAAGACAGACTGCTTAAAGACACTTATTTATACGTTCCGGCAAATAATATTGAACTGGGTTGTGCCTATATCAACAAGATTCGCTACGCCTACTTTAAAAATATTAAAGATGACAAAAGTGCTTACTACTGCACGATCAGCGCCTATAATACCGGTGCGGGGAATGTGGCTAGGGCATTGACCGGAAAAACAAAACTGAAAGCGGCAACGAATAAAGTTAATTCTATGAATCCAGATAAGGTTTACAAAACGCTAAAAACCAAATTACCTCATGCGGAGACGAGAAATTACCTGGAAAAAGTAACCGGCAGAATAGAATATTACAGAACTTGGATTTAAGATAGTTAATTTGCATCGATTATATTTCACCCCATCCAATAGCGNGGNTTTTGTTTATAGACATTTAGAACTGGTGGGGTGTAATATTCCTTATATCAAACAATTCTTAAATTACACTCACTTTGTTTTAGGCTTTTCTGACTAGGTGTTTTAGTGAAGAACAATACAAGCTATAGAACTCTTACTCTCTCCAGTCTAATTTGGATAGAGTCACTTTGCTGAGACGGTATTCTTGATAAACCTACATGTTAACCTATAGGGAGGAAACTCTATGAAAAAACAATATCTAATAATTGCTTTTTTACTTTCTTGTGCCGCATCCATCGTGTACAGCCAGCAGCGAGTGATAACTGGCGATGGAAAGGTGGTTCAATTGAATCATGACAGAACATGGGCGTACTATACAGAGACAGAGGAAGATTTGCCATCCATCGAAAAATGGCGTGCGTTAACACTAAACCCTCAAATCCTCGGATTCTTCAGCGGTCTGTTCGATAAAGTTGGAGTCAGGGTCATAGACACAGGGGAAGAGCTCACCTGTATTCAGTATGCAGATTCTGCCACCTTCAATGAAGGAATTGATAAGAACGATGTTGATTTCATCGTTGACATATACTCCTATCAGGTTGACCGGCTGGCTTCACATGTAAGAACAGGTGAAATCAACGAGGTGGAACAATTTAGGATACTCACAACCCTGTTTACTCCCGTAGCGACTGCTGGTTTCAATAATCCAGCTGTAGGAGTGTTTATGACAGGTCGA